TGTCTTTGGCTTCCTTGCGCCGTTTCTCGCCATCTTCCTTGGACTCGCCCTCGCGGTCTGGCTCCTCCGCATCGCGGCCCATCTTGCAGTCCCCGCACATGCAGCCCTTGGGATGCGATTCGGCGTCCTTTGCCTTCTTGTCCTTGGCTTCCTTTTCTTCGCGAGCCTTCTTCTCAGCCTCGGTTTCCTCTTCGGATTCCGCATCCTTGGCGGCTTGCATCGCGGCAAGGGTTTCCGGCTTGCGAAGCTCGGCGTCCATTGCCAGGAGCTTTGGTTCGAGCGCACGAAGGTCGCACTGCTTGCGCGTCAGGCCGATCACCAAAGGCTTGAGGGCGGAATCCGCTGCCAGCTTGGGCGATGCAGCACAGAGAATTGCGTAAAGAGCTTTGCCGAATTTCGTTTCCGTCATTGTCGTCTCCAATTCGTTGTCCGCCGCCATCACATCCGATCCGGCGCGGCCTGCTTTAACCAACGCAACATGATTCCCCTGGATATCCCGCATCACCCCGTCGTACCGCTGCCCCTCGTACATCCCCGGCATCATGTCCGCCCGATAGCGGTACGAGGCTGAAAGCTCCCGAACGGTGTCCGTTTCCACCCCGGCGATTGCTTCCGCATCCCAGATACAAAGATCGGCAATCAGGTACGGTGCCTCGAACTCCACTTCCGAGCCGATGGTCCCCGCAACCGATTCCTGCTTGGGATCGTCCGCGCTCACCGCCGTATGGACGAACATCAACTGATTGCGAGCGAAGGACGGTGCGGATTTGGCCAGTTCCCCCGGATCGCGCAGCAGGTAGTACACCCGCTCCGGCTCCAGGCCCAGCTTGTCTGCCTCTGGTATTTCCCGCCCGTAATAGGGATTGACCGTCGCCTTGGAGATTGGCGTCCGCAGAATATGCAGGCGTCCGTCCGCGTCGTATCGCCGGTTTTTCAATGCCGAGTCGCAAGCGATCTCCATAGGCCGTCTCGCTTTAGAGACTTGCACTATCGAAACGGCTTTGCAAGATAAGGGTTGGCGAAAGAAAGGCATTTGCCTTATAGTGGATTTAGAGCGGTTGCAGTAGAACGTAACTGGCAACGCCAACGCCGGGGCAGAGTGCAGCTAAACCCGGTATGGTTGCGGCACTGCATTGCGCGCATCCTTCAGGGTTCAAGTCCCTGCCAACCGCTTGTGAAAAGAGGTTTTTGAGGAGGGTTAATGACCCGCTTTCCCTTATGCCGTCGTGGGCACAAGATGAAAACTGGCAAGGATGGACGCCAGCGCTGCCTGATCTGCCAGTCTAAGTACCTGCGGGAGTGGCGGGCGAAACAGGCTATCGAGCGGCTATTGGCTTATCAGCAGGTGTCCAAGGCAGAACAGACCGCCCCTGGCAACGGCAAGAAATAAGCTCACCTGGCCAGATGAACTTCTTCACCGCCGAATCGTACATCCCTTTTGCCACGTCGTACCGCTTCCCGTTCATGGCGACGTGCGTAGGCCGTGGCGTCTTTCCTGCATGGGAATGGAGCCATATCGCCTCGGTGATCCCCAACTCAGTCTGACGCGCCCGCAGCACAACCGCATTCGCCTTATTACTCTGGTCCCGGCTTATCAGCACGGCCCGGTTCGCCGCCACATGGTAACGCGCCTGAATCTCCGCTGCCATCGACTTGCAATCGCGCCCTGCCGCGTAGTTGCGCATCACGATCCCCTCAACCTCTTGCAAATATTGAGAGGGTATCGACTTGATTAACCCGACATTCTCCGCCAGGGACGCCTCGAACGCATCACGCATGGCCGGAGTCATAGTGAACTCAATCGACCAGCCGGCCTCACGTAGCGCCATCCGCATTGCCGCGTTTGTGGATGAGAATTGACCCCGGACAAATGAGTTGGCCATCTTGGGAGCTTCCCTATCAAACCGATCCCGCCACTGCTCGAAAAGCCGATGCACTTCATCCTGCATCTGATCAGCGGGAATCGCATCAGAGGCCAGCACCGGCGGCGCGGCCCTGCGCTGTGCCTGGAGCCAATACTCCACAGAATCGGCCATCTCGCGTATGAGCGCAACCATCCGCCGCTGATACCGCTGTCGGATACCGGCGTTCGGCCAGATAGCGCGGATCGCCTTTACTTTGCTGGCTTGCATGGCTCACTCTTCGGCGGTAGGCCGAGCGTGGGGCGTGTCGCTTTGACGAGCAGGTGAATGTCAATGACTTCCAGCTTCGTCAGCGGCCTTGGCTTGCGTAAAATGAATGTGTCTCCGCTCATGCTACCACCGCCATTCTTAAAACGCACATCAACGTGACTCATAGTGGAACACGATAGATTTTACTTTCGTTCCTGCCAAAAGGGCATGAGCGGCTCGATGATTGCCGTCATTGATAAAGTATTTCCCATTCAATTCGTGCAATACAACCTCGTTATCAGATCGAGGCTTCTCTGAACCAACATTTTCGCTGACGTGTTCTTGTGTGCTTAGAATTTTCGATGGGTCAACATCCTCTTCGCTGTTCCCCGTCATCTTAGCTTTTTCAAATTCCTTCAATTCTGTCCTAGACGCTTGCGATAACGGATTCTTCATCATGCCGTGCGGTATTTTTGACTCATTACCCCCTTCCCCAAATTTCCCATCATCATCGCGCGGATGTTCACTCTCGACAAAATCCGCATCCATACCCAGCGCCGAATCCGTCCCTCGTGCCAGGTTTGCGCCCTCTTCCGCTTCATCTGGCGGCGCTATCTCCTTGGAAATATCTATTCCTTGGTACCCCGACTCTGGATCACGCGCCAGCCGTTCGCGCTCTTCTTGCGCGTCGATAACTCCCCTGTCAATGAGGTTCCCCGCCCGGATGCTGTCGTTGACGCGGATGGTTGATTCCTGCTCTTCCGTCATTTCGTAGAGCGGTACAAACTCAAACGTGATTTCAGGGTCAATCTCCCCGTACATCGACATCTGGACGATCTTGAACATCTTGTCAATCGGGCCGCGCCAATGCGCCTCTTGCTGGGCGTGGATGTAGTCGTACCAGATACGGACTTCGCCCTCAGCCACATTGCCAAAACCGGAAGGAGTAATGCCCGTCAGAACGGTTGCGGGCTCCCTCGATACGACACACAGCTGCTCAAGCGCCTGAGATTGAAGTTCATGCAATCCACCCAAGGGAACGGCGATCTGCTCAAGCTCTTCACGGTCCTTGTCCAGCACCATGACGCCCTTATTGCTGCGCGTAGCCGTGAACAACTTGATTCGGGAAAACAGGTTTGAGCCATCATCCCCGCCCGTAAGCACCTGATCCATAGCCGTCTTGAGCACAAGGACAGAGAAGTTGTTGATGAGGTCTGACACGCTCTGCCTGGTCCGCAGCCAGTTATTGACATAAGGCTCCGCAAGCTGCGAAAGGCTCATCCCTGAGAAGTTGAACGCGGGCTTGAAGATGTCGGGCACTTCGCGGGTGACGGTGACGATTACCCGCGATTCGTCCCAATGCTCCCCCATCACCCACCAGCTATCCGGCCTGTAGAAGTTTGGGCTGGAAGGTGTCAGAGAGTTGTACATCAGCGGGGTTGTCCAAATCGGATCGACGTTCTTGAATCCAATCAGACTGCCTTTCTTGACTGTGCGCTGATCGATGATGAGCGGCGTCTTTAGGTCCGCTCCCTTGATGTTGATGAGAACCTGCCCTGTTCCGTAGAACGCATCGTGCTCCGCCGCCTTGCGAATAATGCCCTGAATCCCAAGCTCGGTGAACTTTTGCTCAATCTCGGTAATCTTCGTTTTGGTCGATTCACCCTCGGTGTCTGTGCTGTTGAACTTAATCCACTTGCGCGTCAATTCCGTCGCCAGCGCCGTCGCCATGTTGCGGTATTCAGAGCGCAGAGCCAAAAGCATAAGGTATGGATAGCCCGGGAAGCCTTCGATGTTGCTGTACGCATAAAGCTGTGAGCCGAACTGCGGTCCAGCGTCCATTGCCAGCCGCGCACACTCGTAGGCCGGTTCGGAATCCATTGCCACTTGCGGCGTTACTCCTTGTGGCGCTACCCCTTTGGGTATCACGGGAATCCTGATGGGGTAGTGGACGCGCTCGACTGGCCCCTCAAGCGCCAGACGAATAGCAGATGGGCTAATCCGCTGCGTTGCAGGTTCGTTACCTTTGCGTTTCCTTTCGCGGAAACGGCGGACACGATCACTGCTGCTTGACGGCGCTTCGCTCGGCTTTTGGGTATCCATTAGATGCTCACCTTGTAACGATTATGCACCATTTCGCGCATCTCGTCTCGCAAGTAGTAGCCCTCAGCGAAGAAATCGCCTAAGCGTGTCCATCCGTTACGATAATCGAAACGCTGCGCACCATGCCAGTACGGGAAGCTGCTGCGAAGGCCATCCACGAGGCGTAGCTGGCTCTTCCTGTACATGATCGGGGTCTGTTCCGCCTGCATATCCTCTTCGCTCCGACGATCTCTCATTCACGCCCTCATTGCCGCTGCAATTGCCGCATCGCTGACTAGAAGCGATGATATGACCGGGGAGGCAAACGCCATGACAAACGCATCCGCCAGGTTAGGCGACGGCACAGAGCCGCCAATCCGAGTAGACTTTGCCAAGTCCTCTTTGCTCTCCACCTTCACCCTGCCATTGCGGTCAAAGTCGCGCTTAGGAGTGGAGAGTTCTGTTTTCAGCTTCTCCAGATGCGGCATCTCGCTGGAGATGCTGATTAGCTCATCGTCTTTGAACTTCTCGCCCCGGTTGATCGCGTTGTAGGTATTGCGGAAACGGTCAGCGATGCTCCACCACGTCTGAGCCTTGAGATTGCAGAAATAGTCTTTGTTCTTGATTCGGTCTTGCCGGTCACTCACATAGTATTCTTCCGGGCGCTCGACTGCGGCGCCGGCATTGAACTTGGCATATTTGCGCCGGAGATGTTTGTCGCGTACTTGGTTCAATTCATCGAATTTCGCTCCGCATGATGCCCCAACGCCGATGGAGTCGTACCGAATCTCCGCCTGTCGCTCAGACGCCGCCGCGTAGGTCCGCATACACGACTTGAGCAGTTCATCCTCTCGCGCCCGCCACTCGTCAGACCAGAGGGCCACGCTGCCATGCGAATAGACGTTCGCGCAGGCGTCCTCCCCATCGTCGGCCACGTCGAAGCCTATTGTGTGCTTCCCTGTGGCCTCAAAGCCTAGTTTGAGATGCGCGTCGATTGCGGCTTCAATCCAACTGCGCTTAATGACCGTTCCCTCCGTATCCTCACGCGGGTCCCCAAGGTAGATGTGCCGGTAATCGTCCTCTGACTCAGAGCGCGTCCGCTCGATTACCTCAAGCATCGTGTTCGACAGGAACGGGTTCTCATCATAGTTGATCTTGCGGAGAATATAGCGCGTTGGCGGATTGACCACGAATCTCTGGTAGGCAAAGTCGCTGGCGAACATCGGGTTGAAGATGAGCCATATCTGCGACCCCTCTTTACGAATCGTCGGCTCCAATACCTCCCATTGCTCTTTAGTCAGGAAGTGCGCCTCTTCAATCCAGAGAACGTCCACATCCTCAAGCGATCTGATTTCCTGTAGATTGCGGGCCAGACCATAGAAGATAAACTCGCTGCATGTTGTTTTATGGGCGATTGAGCGATCTGTAATGTCAAACTCTCTCGACAGCCCGAACCGTTCTATTTGCAGTTTTAGAACCGTGTACACCGACTCCGCTATTTTGTTCTGGAATTGCCGAGCGCAGCAGAAACGGACTTTGAGAGTCGATGCCAGAAAGATTGCAAACCCGGCTGCGTCCCAGGACTTGCTTGAGCTACGCCCGCCATACAGTACACGGCCACGCGCCGGTGTCTCCCAAAAGGACCGTAGCGCCGGATTGAGTGTCGGTATTTGTTTACTCTCTAGTACACTTTCCATCTGGGTTACCGGCAATCAACCAAAAGTGTCAGGCTGCTGTTTCCTGAGACCGTTTTGTTTGTTTTCTACGGTTTAGCCCTGTTGACTTATTGGTAACACTTTCCTTTAAATCATCCTTCGCGGCCAGCCCCGCGTAGAAATCATTCAGCGAACGCGTATAAATTGGGTTCTCTGGCGATTCGCCGGGAGTCTTATCGCTCTGCCCCAGGTACTGCTTGCCGAGCCAGATCAGCATGGTGGGGTTCCCGGCCAGCGCAATCTCGAACTGCTTGCGGCGAAGGGATGCGTCACGATGAGAACGCCCCCAGGCCATTGTTTCCTTGTAATTGCGCTCCAGCGTGTCGGGAGAGCAGTCGAGGATCGCGGCACACTCGGCATTGGTCAGTCCGAGCGCGGCCAGCTTCTCCAGCTTATCCTCGTCAATCTCGATGAACTGCCGGCCAGCCTTACGCACTCAGCACCGCCTTC